CAGTAACTGTATTGGGGATAACGGGAAAGAGGACGTAATTGTGAGCGTAGCTTGTAGATCCTAGAGCTCCTACTACTTCTGCAACAGTCAAAGGGCCTAAGTATCCCAGAAGACTGTAACCATCCCTCTTAACCAGCCTTCCTCTATAAATAAGAGCATCCTCGCATGTCTGGAAGCCGCTGTCGGGTAACAACTGAGGTCTCAGATACGTAATGTATCCTCCATCCATCGGCATCACTTCAACTATTTGCGAGTTACTAGGCATTTTACCCGCCGTAAATCAGAATTGAGAATCTAATCATGGGGGAAGTAGGAGGGCCCGGAACCGAGGGAATCCAAACGTTGGGTTGAAAAAAGCCAACCGTCATTGTGTTTGCTGTTCTTGTTTCGGCTCCACTTAGTTGAATGTATTCTGCAAGTGCAATTGGATTAATTGGGTTGAAAATGAGCCCAGAGCATCCAAAAGCTACTCCATAGTTAATGGATGGGGGGGGTGTCGTCATCGTAAGCACAAATTGAGAGGTTGGGATTGACAGGAGTGTGAAACTCGCTACATTAAAAGACCCAGGAGATAGAAGTATTATTCCGGCAAAATCTATTTTACCCGTGCAATAGGCTCTTATTGGTAGAGAGCCTCCACCTCCGCTTGAAAATTGTATTACGCTACCAGAAGAGTCTTTGAAAAAAAGCTCTGATTTTCCAGAAACATCTTTCGTGTAAAGTTGGCCTTGATTAGCTACAGTTGGCGGATCCCCTGCTTGCTCTATGCAAGAAACGTAGCGGTGATGCGCTCGTTTGTTTACGTCAGCATCGTCCCAATTGTAGTGGTCTTGTCCGTACAAAGCGTCTAGGGACTGGAAATTCTGTAATAGTGCGTCCTGCGAAATTGCAACGATGTCATCTGGCTGAGGGATATTTTTAGAATAGGAAGGCATTGAATCTTAATCCTTTATGACGAGTAAGGGTAACTATTAACGTTATTTAAACCGCCGCCTGAGCTGTTAAATATCGTTGGTGTTGACTGATTCATCAACTGCACAAGTGTTCTTCGGTTAACAAGCCTTAACTGATCTTCTAGCAAGATGTTTGCTTGTCCAAGCTGATCAAAGTCCATGCGCTCTTCAATCAATAGCACTGCGCCGCCTACTGCTAGAAGATCCCACCACTCAAGCAGTTCTGGGGCGTCCCCATCCGCTATCATCTCGGTAGGCCTTCTATACGTCTGTATAGAGATTTCGTAGACTTGATCAGGAACGTTTCTAAGGATGAACTTATCCTTGAAGTAAAGCATTGAAGATGGCCTTGCAGCCGTATAAGGGAAGTCTTGAAGGTTAATAATCGTCCCAGAGGCTAGAGCACCTGCGAATGTAACTGAAATTGCGCCTGTGATGTAGTTAACCGTTCCAGCACCACCGCTAGAGCCCACTAAGACTCCGTTTTCCAAGGGGTCTGTGAAGCGCTCTTGCCCTAAAAGGTCAGCAACTAGAATACTTCCACGAAGAAGGGGGACAGCTGTTGCTGTGCCAGTGTAGGGGCCAGCTCCTCCGTTTGCAGTAGCTAACTGCTGAAGGCTTTGTGTCTTACTCCAGTAGTTATAGAATGCGGATTGGTCTTGAAAGTAGAGTATCGGTTGTCCGGCACAATAAGCAGGCGCTTCAAATGTTACAATATCCTCAGGGACTGTATACGATGCAATGTTTGGACTTGTGTAGAACGAGTAGTTCCCTTGCAGTCTTAGTAGTCTAAGCTCTTCTGGAAAGCGGTATTGGTAGTAGAGATTAATAGCATCGTCAATCTGCTGATTAGTCGCTTGCGTGGGGTTAGGAAGTTGTGCTACGGCACGAGCCTTTGCTCTAATAGTAGAAAGATTAATCGTTGCCATAACACCCCTAGACTATCATTCAGATTACCACTTAGATACCGGTTTAAAGCTAAATCTCTGTTCTTTACCAATAGGAACCGCGCCCTTAGCCATCGTCTGATTTGTCACCTCTGTAAAAGCGTTAACGCCGTGACGTTGCACTTCCCCAGTGTTTAGCTCGTACGCGTACTTGTCGCGTGAGCAGCCTTCTTCTAAATTCTTAGCTACTGGCAGCGGAACTGAAAGCTTCTGCCCAGGAGCCATTTCGTAGAATTTAATGGCATTGGAAGGACCGTACATAAATTTAATGGAGCCATCTTTTTGCTCCTTATTATCAAAAATCCCCTCTACCATTTTGTCCATGTCGGGAACAGTTACATGTATAGCTGGAGTCTCTTTAGGAGCCTTTGCAGCTAACTCTTGAGCTACTTTTAGCTCCTTATCTTTAGATTGCATTCTAGATTCCATCTCGTCGATACGCTTCATAGCAGATTCCAGAGAGGTCATTAGGCGGCTAGTCATGTCTTCTTTAAGCTCAGGAATAGCTTTAGACTTTTTAGACTTCTCTTGAACTTCTTCGAGTGGCAATTCAGGCTCGTTATCTGTCATTAGGTTTCCTTAAAGAGGTGTCAATTCAGGCTCGTTATCTGTCATTAGGTTTCCTTAAAGAGATTGAGTGAGCACCCCTTTTTACGGGGTGCTCACGGGATATTTCAGTTGGTGACAAATTGTAACCTACTGAATTACTTAGCTACTAAGAGCCAAGAGTAGTTTGGAAGGCATCTGGATACCAGGCTTTCCAGTACATTACGTCGGCGTTTAGCCCTACAACAGCTGTCCCAAGGAGAATCCCCTTGAATCCGCTGTTAGTTGTAGCGTTAACGACGTTAGAAGACGAAGCCCCTGCTGGAACCACTTCAGCTTTGGATGTTACGTAGCTTGCAGACACAGGGAATGCAAACGCGGTAAAAGATGAGGCATCCAAATCAGTTGTGATAGTTGTTCCTGTAACAGAGACAACCTTCACGTCCAGAAGGTTCGCTTGAGTCATACCAAAGGCCACTGGAACGCGTAAGTTAATTACGTCACCAGCTACAAAACCATGGTTGATCGCTGTTGTAATAACAGCGGGGCTAGCTGCTGTAATCTTAGTAATAAAGCGTTCTGCTGGAGCGTACAAAGAGCGGAAGATCTTTCGAACTGTTCCGCCAGATGCAGTTGCTGCAAAACCGCTTGTGTCACATGGGATTGTGAATGTTGTTGTGCTTCCTACTGTCTGAACTTGAAATTCGTAAGTAGAAAGTTGTAACTGTCCAGTAACACCAACCAAGCGCACCAAGTCGCCAACTGCAAGCCCGTGAACACCTGAGGTGGTAACGGTTGCGGCGGAGTTTTGGTTAATGCTTGTGATTGTGCTAGCAGCAATGGACGGAGGAGACGACAAGTCAAAAGGCGTGTAACCGCCGCTTGCCGCCGTAACAAATTGGTCCGTAGCTAGAGCATCGGTGTTCCTAATGCCAACGTAAGATGCGTTAGGCATCCCAGATTGCCACCAAGACTTCTTAACAACCCCAGGGTTAGCCACAGAGGCTGCCTGAGTATAGTTAAACGTTTCAATGTATCCAGGAGAGAAAGGAAGTACAACGTACCCAGCAGCTCCAGTAGATGTAAAAGTACCTTGTTGGTATGAGAGCATTGGAGAAGGCATATTTTTAATCTCCTATAGTAGTGTGGCGAGCAGAGCTGCACACCAGATTTCTTGTACAATTCTTTCGCCGCTTGCAAATGTCATTGCTAACGTTTGTCTTTGGCGGAGCGGGTCGCTTGTTGAAGCACCTAGTGGGACATAATACAAAGCAGAGTTGTAAGTATCCATTTTCACGCACTGATACGCTTCTTTTCCTGTGATGAAGAACTTATAAACGTTCGCATTCAAGTTTGACGCGTTTGCTGTGACTTTACCGCGTGGTGAAAGCAGAGCTCTTACATAACCACTTGTGCCGTATTCACCTTTGAAGATGTCTTCAGCGCGAGGGTAGGAAGAAGAACTTGCCCAACCAGCCGTTTTCTTCAAGTTGCCAAGAAGGTCAGTGTGACCAAGCCCAGCAAAAGCGGGAAGAATTGGGTTTGTACCAAAAGCGTTAACACCGGGCATCGCTTCTGTGAACTGCATAGCTGAAGCGCTAAGAAGTGCAGAAACAACGTTTTGGATGTCGTCAGCTGTGATGTTTGTTGGTAGGTCACCGTTTGAACCCAGTACGCAATAAACTTGTGAAGCAGTTGATGAGAGCATATCCCTTAGCAACTGGTCCTGAGTTTCTCGCATGCACTGAGAAAGTAGAGAGCCACCTTCTGTTAGAACATCTTCGATTGACTGAATGGTGACTTGGTTCGTTAGAACTACGTAAGCACCGTACCAGTCAATTTGTGTGTCGAAGTTGGTCGCAACTAGGTTTAGTGGCGGTGGAGTGAGCCCACTTGTGCCCAGAGGAATTGGGGCGGTAGGTAGGTTGTCATAGCGTCTTTCGCGCAACACTGTCCCGCTTCTTGACTTGAGCGACTTGCTCATTGCGGGTATTGCGTGAATAAGAGTTGGCATTGGTCTGCTAAGAAGCACTGGAAGTGCTTCTTGTACAACCATAGTTGGCAAACTTCCGTTTGCTAGTGTTGTCATTGACATAAAGAGCCTTTAGGTTAAGACCCGTAGCCCGTCTCTTTCACAAATTTCCTCCACATATCATCTCCGATCGCCTCATTTTGCCATGATCTGGCTTGAGACATTGCAGAGCCTGCACTCATGCCTGAAGGGGGTGAAGCTGCCTTTTCGGAAGCCTTCGCCTTTGGCGGTGCCGCTCTTTGATCGTTAACGTAGAAAGCAGAATTCTTAATCGCTTCGTACGCAAGTAATGGAGCTTCTGGATCTTCGTGAAGCCTACGCGCTAAATTCGGGTAATGTTTTTCTAACTGGTCAGCATACCTTTCAATTACGTCCCAAGAGCCTTCGTCATTACGCAAATTCTGCATCGCTTTTTGCTTTTCGCGTTTCTCGACTACCTGACCAACCTCTTTGAGAACGCTTTTTCGAATTCTCTCTTCAAGTTGTCTTGCATGTCTGCCCGTTACAAGGTCGTCATCGGCAACCGATTCCTCAACCTCTTTAGGTGGCGCGCTCGATCTTAAGCGGTCTTCCATTTGCCTAATTAGCATCTCTTGCTGTCTAATTGTTAGGTCTTTTTCCTTCAATTCGCTTCTAGCCTGTCGCCAGTTGTGGCTTTGGTCAGAAACGACTTGATTGTCAGACACCGAAGCGGGAGGGACGGACTCCGTTACGTCGTTGATGTTTTGTTCGTCTGTCATTTTCAATCTCTAAGTATGCTCGCGAAGCACATTACGCTCGAATTTACGCCCATAGAGGTGGCGGCCCTTTAAGATTGACTGTAGAGTGAAGACGCTTTTTTGGCTACGTAATTTGGAGAATTATTTATGGCAAGCAAAAGGCGAACTGTGGGGACAAAAAAACCACGGAATCTTTTGGGTTAGAAACCGTAGTTAGTGTGTTGACTTAAAGCACAGACTTGGAGCCGTCAAGAGGGTTGTTGAAAATGTAGGAGTGTTTAGACTTCTGCACGCTTTCTGCAATCTTCGGATGAAGTTTGCCAACCTTAAATTCTTCAGTACCAACAATTTGCGGCGAGTCGTATGGGAGCGCCCATAGAACATCTACACTGCATTGCTTGTTGTCAACTTTAAAAAGCGTCACACAAAGCATCCGTGGGCAGGGAGCGTCGCAAACGAAAAACGTACTCTGGATCATGCGCCTATGTTCTCGTGAAGGCTTAAACATCCAGGCGATGTAATACAGGTCTTTCGACTTGTTCTTGTTGAGAATGTCTTCAAAGTTCTTCTCGAAGCCCTCTTTCTGGTATGTCCAAATCGCATCTAGCACCTCATCATAGCTAGGATCGTCAGCTTCGTTAAGCTTGCTTAGATCGATGATCTGCATTCCTTTCTTCTTAACGGTCTCTTCGTGAGGGTGCCATAATACAGACATCTAAAACCTAATTTTTGGGTAAAAAAAGGGCATGGCAAGCGTCACAACACACACCACGCCCTAAAGTCTATCGGGGGATAGACTAAATTTAACTACGCTCTTTGCTGCCAACTCTTTTAAAGACAGCCTTTCTTTGCGCCGCTTCTTCTTTATTAACTTTCAAATAGTTGTTACCCATTTGTCCATCGTAAAAAGGGTATTCTTGTTCACCTGTTGGCATTGCCTCGTAAGCGTCTCTTGAGCTTAACTTTTTGTCCGCGTGTGTTTTGTCTGTTGATTTATACATTTTGCAACTCCTGTGTTGTCTCTTGCTCTTGTGTTGTTTCTTGTTCTTTTACATTTGTTCTCTGCGATGCAATATCGGCTTCTTGTTGCGTGTCCGCCATGTCTTCGCGTTGTTCTTGCTTCTGGCGTTGCTCCAAGAACGTTATTGCCTCTATAATTTGTTGCTGCTCCATGCCCTCAAGCTCCTTGATCGTCTTGACATTAGTGAGTTGGCTTTCTGCTCTATCGTGAGCAGCTTGGGCAGATCTCTCTTGAGCAAGACCAATGTTAGAAATGGATCTTGTTTCTCTTTCTCTAGCACTTGCAACGTCATTAACCGCTCTAGCCTGCATCGCCGAAATAGCAGCTTCAGCCTGTCTAACTTCTATTTGCTGTTGTTGCTGCTGCATTTGCTGTTGTTGCTGCTCTTGCTCTTCGAGCGCTTTAATAAGCTCTGATTTATTTGTGATGGTTGCGGTTTCAACGAGCAACTTAGCCGGAATCTTAATGCCTGTAATTTGTTGTAGCTGTAGCAGCTGCACAAACTCAAGTTGTTTTTGGTTTTCTGTCATCGTTGTTTGTGCTACGTCACAAGAATACTTTTGAAAATCTTTGTTGTAAAATTCCTTTTCGGGCACGTCATTTAGAATTTTCTTAACCTTTTCGCCTTTGAAATTTGACTGTATGAGCGTAACGCAAATATCTGTTAGCAGCCGTTGCGAAAAATTCAGTCTGTCAAAAGGGAGCTGGAGGACAGTGAGCCCTGCCCCTTGTCGTAGTTTAGAGAGAAGCCCTGAAATATCGTTGCTGTCAGCAATACCCAAAAGCTCATCGGAAACGCCCATTAATTCGTTAATCTGGTCGCCTAACATTTGAGAGTTTTGCATTGAAGAGCCGTCAATACGTGGCGGTTGAATTGTTTCAACGTCAGACATTTGCGCTCTCTTGTCGAGAACTAGCATACGCCCAGGACCGCTAATAAATGCGTTTTCAGACTTGATTAGAGCGCCTTCCTTGAACTTTAAACCTGAGTCAATCTGAGACTCTAAAATAGCAAGGTTAGCTGTCTCACGCCGGTTGTACATGACCTGCGAGTCACGGCATACTCTAACTGTCCCTTGAAAACGATTTCCATAGTCTGTTAGTTCTGGGTAGAAATAGACTAGGTACGGAACAAATGGGTATACGTCTAATCCCCACGGCTTTTGCTCTGTAAAAACGGGACGATTTCCGATTAGGATCGTTCGCCTGACAGTTGGTACTTTTCGATAAACTACCTTAACTCTTCCTCTAGTCGTTTCTTCCCACTTTTTTGCTACCTCGTCTTCGAGTTTCCACAACATCATATCGCCAGTTTCTGTGTCCTTTAGATACACTTGGTCTCGTGTTTCAATGTTCCAATACTCATCCCAAGCTATCATCCCGCGCATGGAGAAGTTCGAAGCGTACGGCATCATGATGTATTTGTTGTCGCCTTGTCCTCCGCTTTGACTCATCGACATAATTTCTTTTCTTAGCTCGGGCATCACGTTTGCAGCCA